GTCACGCTGCCCCCGCCGTTCGAGCTCGTCGAGGACGCCGCCGAGTTCGAGCCGCCCGAGTGGCTCGGCGACTACGCGGCCGAGGTGTGGGCGCGCTCGCTCCCGCAGCTCGTGCGGCTCAAGCTCACCAAGGACGAGGATTTCGCCGCGCTCGCCGCCTACTGCCTCGCCGTCGAGCAGCTACGCGACGCCACCGCGGACATCTACCGCCGCGGCCTCATCCACGAGATCACTAAGCCCGGCGTCCGTTGGATTCCGCGCGATGACCCGGCATGGAACGAGGACGACGCGCGCCGGCAGGCCACCGACGATGACCCCGGCGAGGGCGAGCTCGGCTACTTCGCGCCGTGGCCGATCATCGAGCGGAAGGCTAACCCGGCCGTCGCCGTGCGGAACGCCGCCATGAGCCAAATCAACGCGCTCGGCTCGCGATTCGGGCTCAACCCGTCGGCGGCGAGCGCGCTGGCCGGACTCGACAAGCCCAAGGGCGGCGCAGGTGCCGACGGCCAGCCTAACCCGTTCGCCTCGACCGGCTAAGCGCGCGGCCGCGCCGCGCACGGTCGCTTGTGAGGCGTGCGGCCGCCGGCACGCGCCGATGCCCGACGCCGAGGCGCTCGCGGCGCGCAAGATGTCGGCCGAGGTGGCGCACTACATGCTCGCCCGGGGGCTCAAGCTCCCCGAGCCCTGGCAGGCGCCGCTTTTCAAGACCCCCGAGCCGAACGAGACCGTGCGCGGCGCCCTGTTCGACGGCGAGCGCGTCGACCGGGTGCTCGCGGCGTTCGGTCATCTCGTCCACACCAAGGGGCAATGGGCCGGCAAGCCGCTCGTGCCGGACACGTGGCAGGTGGCCTACGTCCTCGCGCCGGTGTTCGGGTGGGTCGAATACGACAAAGAGTTTGACGATTACATCCGGATTATCCGCGAATGTTGGGTCGAGGTTCCCCGAAAGAACGGCAAAAGTACCCTAATTGGCGGCCTCGGCATCTACATGTCCTGCGCGGACGGCGAGGCCGGCGCCGAATGCGTCGCCGCGGCCACCACCGAGAAGCAAGCGCGCTTTGTGTTCGACCCGGTGCGCGCGCTCGTACGCAACTCGCCCGCGCTCAAGCCGTACGCCAAGGCGTTTACCAAAAAGATCATCCACACGGCGACCGGCAGTGAGTTCGCCGTCGTCGCGTCCGTCGCCGAGGGATTGCACGGCGCCAACCTGCATTTCTACTGCGTCGACGAGGTGCACGTGCACAAGTCGGCCGACCTCATCGAGACGATCGAGACCGGCACCGGCTCGCGCCGGCAACCGCTCGGCGTCCTCATCACCACCGCGGACGACGGCGCCCCCGACACGATCTATGTGCGCAAGCGGCATCGCGTCGTCCAGCTCGCCCAGCGCGTCTACCCGGACGCGACGACGTACGGCGTGATTTGGGCGGCCGCCGAGTCCGAGGAGGATGCCAAAAAGCGCGGCATCGACCTCTTGAGCGAGGAAGCGCACCGGCTCGCGAACCCCGGTTACGGCGTCTCCCCGACCAAGGCTTACCTCAAGCGTCAGGCAACCATTGCGAGCGAGTCGCCGGCCGATCTCTCGAAATACCTACGGCTTCACTTGGGAATCCGGACCAAGCAACAAACGACCTACCTGACTATGGCGTCGTGGGACAACTGCACCTCGATCGTCGACGAGGCGCGGCTCGTCGGCCGGCGCGCGTTCGGCGGCCTCGACCTCGCGAGCGCGAGCGACTTTTGCGCGTACGCCCTGCTATTCCCCGCGACCGACGAGGCCGGCATCGTCACCTACGACGCGCTATGGCGGTTCTACGTCCCCGAGGGCGCGTTGCCGGCGCTCAAAAAGCGGACGACCAAGGGGCTCATCGATCAGTGGCAGCGTGAGGGGCGGATGACCGTCACCTCGGGCAACGTCACCGACTACGACGTCATCAAGGCCGACATCGAGGCCGATCGTAAGCGGTTCAACATCATCGAGCTCGCCTATGACCCGTGGAACAGTACGCAGATCGTCAACGACCTCACCAAGCTCGGCCTCGATATGGTGCCCGTCCGGCAGGGCTACGCGTCGTTGTCGCCGCCGCTCAAGGAGCTCAAGCGGCTCTTGCTGGCCAGCACTCCCGAGGCGCCGATGTTCCGGCACGGCTCGCACCCGATCGCCCGGTGGATGGTCGGCAACCTCGCCGTCGCGATGGACCCGGCCGGCAACGTCAAGCCCGACCGTGCACGCTCGGCGGATAAGATCGACGCCGTACCGGCCGCTATCCTCGGCCTATCGCGTGCGATGGCGGCGCCACCCGAGCGCAAGAGCGCGTACGAGTCGAGGGGGTTGACTGTGGTGGGACGAAAGTGAGACGGCTCGCGCCGCGCCGGGTAGTGGTGACGCTTGTGACCGGCACGACGATCGACGGAACGCTCGCGCTGTGCTGGCCGTGGTCGGTACGCGTACGATCCCCGCAGGTGATCGAGCGCGGCACGCACCCGGCCAAGGCTGACGGCGTTATCGTCATCCCTCGCCGCTCGATAGCGTTTATGCAGCTCATCTAAGGCGAGGAAGGCGGCCGCGCGTGGCATTCGTCGTAACCGATGGGCAGTTGTCCGCCATCGGCCAGCCCATCCAAGGCACCGGCCTCGGGTTCCCGATTCGGCGCGGCGTCAAGCTCGGCCCCGAGCTCGCCCTCACGTACGGGCAAATCTACGAGTCGCAGCCGGCCGTGCGCATGGTCGTCGACTTCCTCGCGCGCGGCGCCGCATCGATGGCCGTCCAAACGTTCAAGCGCGTCAGTGACACCGACCGAAAGCGGCTCGCGCCGCCGGATTCGCCCATGGCCTACCTCTTGGAAGTGGCGGCGAACCCGACCACGACCGGCTATCGGCTCATCCACGGCCTGATCTCCGATCGAGCCATCTACGACGCGGCGTTTTGGCTCAAGATTCGACCCGGCGGCCCCGGCTCGGCGACGGCGCCCGGCTACCTTCGCCGGATTCCGCCGGCCCGCGTGGTGCCCGTCGGCGGCGACTGGTTCGAGGTGGACGCGTACCGCATCCTCGGCAACAAGGGGTACCTCGACGTCGCCGCGTCCGACATGGTGGCGTTTACCGGCTATCACCCGAGCGACGTGCGCATTGGCATGTCGCCCATCGAGTCAATCCGAACGATCTTGGCCGAGGAATACGCGGCCACCGAGGCGCGCGCCGCACTCTGGCGCTCGGGGTGGCTCGCCTCGGGGTGGGTCAAGCGGCCCATCGAGGCGCCCGAGTGGAGCGACCCGGCCCGGCAGCGATTCGAGGCCGATTTCGCCGCCTACCAACTGACCGGCCCCAAGTCCGGCGGTTCGCCGGTGTTTGAGGACGGCATGACCTGGGAGCAGGCCGGCTACTCACCCAAGGACGCGCAGTACGTCGAATCGCGCCGGCTCACCCGCGAGGAAACGGCCGCCGCGTACCACATCGCGCCGCCGCTCGTCGGCATCCTCGAACACGCCACGTTCAGCAACATCAAAGAGCAGCACATCGGCTACTACGTCGACACCCTCGGCCCGTGGACGACATCCACCGAGCAAGAGATCAACGTGCAGCTCGTCCCCGACTTCTACCCCGGCGCGCGCACCGGCAAGGTGTACGTCGAGTTCAACATCAACGCCAAGCTCAAGGGCGACTTTGAGCAGCAGGCCGCGCAGCTCACCACCGCCATCGGCGGCCCATACATGACACCGAACGAGGGCCGTGCGCGCATCAACCTCCCCTCGATCGAGGGCGGCGACGAGCTCATCCGGCCGCTCAACGTCACCACCGGTGCGCAGGCGTCACCCGCGGACTCGGCGCCGCAGCCCGGCGACGTCAACCCGAACAACCCGAATGAGCCGGCGCCGCCCAAGGCCGACGAGCTCGGCCGGCGCACCATCCGGAAGGCTGCCCCGGCGTCCGACGTCGACGCGCACGTTGCGGCGTTCACCGCCCTCTACGAGCGGCAGCGTAAGAGCGTCCTCGGCAAGTACGCGGCCGCCAAGGCGGCGCGCGCCGACGTCAAGGCGCCACCGCCCGAGGTGCATGACGTGTTCGACATCAACCGATGGTCAAACGAGTTCGGCGTCGACCTCTACAAGCTCGCCCTGCCCCTGTCGGCCACCGTCGGCTATGACGTCGCCCGGCAGCTGACCGGCGACTCGGGCGGTTACGATCCGACGCTCACCCTCAACTACCTCGCGGCGCAGACCTCGGGCACGTCGGCGTCGGTCAACACCGTCACCCGTAACGAGGTGGCGGCCGCGCTCACCGCCCACGACGTCGAGGCCGCCCTCGCGGCCGTGTTCGCCACCGCCATCGCCGTCCGGGCGCTATCCGGCGGCCGCGCGCAGGCCACCGCCGTATCCTCGTGGACGACATACGAGGCCGGCCGGCAGTACGGCCAGCCGGCACGTAAGCGATGGGTGACGGGCGCGCACCCGCGCGAGTCGCACGCGGCGATGAACGGCCAAACCGTCGGCCTCGACGACAAGTTCAGCAACGGCGCCCGGTGGCCGGCCGACGCCATCAACCTAGGAGTCGACGAGGTGGCCGGCTGCAACTGCGACCTCGTAATCATCCCGGAAGGGGTATCGGAGTGAGCACACGCACGCTCGGCGCAAACCTCACCAAGCAGGCGCGCGCCCACATCATCAAGGCCGCCGGGCAGGCCGGAAACGACCTCAAGCCCGGACAGTTCAGCGCCATCGTGTCCGTGTTCGGCAACGTCGACTCGTACGGCGACGTCATGATGCCGGGCGCGTTCCTCGGCACCCTGTCCGAGTACAAGGCGAGCGGCGACCCCATCCCTGTCCTGTGGTCTCACGACTGGTCGGCGCCCGAGTCGCACATCGGCTACGTCCTCGACGCCGAGGAAGTTCCCGCGGCCAAGTTCGGCCCCGACTCGCCGCCCGGCCTTTGGGTGCTCGGCCAAAACGACATCGAGGCGAACCCGCGGGCCGCGTACGTGTCCCGCTTGCTCGCCGGTGGCCGGGTGACGCAATTCTCGTTCGCCTACACCGAGCGCAATGCCGGCATGGGCATGTGGATGGGTGAGGAGGCGTGGCTCGTCCACGAGGTCGGGCTACACGAGGTCGGCCCCACCCTGCTCGGCGCGAACACCGACACCATGCTCGTTGGCGCCAAGCGCGCCATCATCGACCTCGGCCGCCGCGTCGGCGCCAAGCGGCCCCTCGACGACACGGACCGAGCCGTCCTCGTGGCGCTCCGTTCCATGCTGACCACCGACCCGGCCGCCGAGGATGTAGCATCGGCGACCAAGAACACCGACGACATCCAAGGCAGCACCGACGGGACCGTGGACGCCGGCAACGGCGATGACGGTGGAGCGTCCAACCTGCGCACCGATGCGAATTTGGTGGCGGCCGAGCTACTGCTTGCAGAGCTCGCCTAACTCCCCGAGACGCAAAGGAGAAAGCGCTGTGGCAACCAAGACCGCCGACGCGCACCGGATCGAGGCCATGCAGTTCGCCCTTAAGGCGCGAGGCATCGCCGACGCCGCCGACACCGAGGGGCGCGAGCTCACCCCGGCCGAAAAGGCGGAAATCAACGACCTCGTACTCAAGGCGGGCGACGCCAAGGCCGCTTGGCTGCTCGCCAAGGCCGACGCCGACATGCGTACCGCCCTCGCCGGCCTCGGCGACATGACGCCGGCCGATTTCGTGACGGCCGACCCGCAGCTCGTCGCCGACAAGCTCAAGGCGCAGGGCGACCGGCTCGGCCGCACCCGCGGCAAGAGCATCGGCACGCAGTTCGTCGAGTCGCCCGAGTTCGCCGACGCGGCCAAGAAGTACGCGCCCAACGGCCGTTGGCGCGAGAAGGCGCGCTTCACGACCGACCCCGTGCGGTACAAGACCGTCATCACGGGCGGTTCCGAGACCTCGGCCGGCGCGCTCGTCTACCCCGAACACGACGGCCTGCTCGTCGGGCTGAACGCGTTCGAGCGGCCGCTCAACGTCAAGAGCATGTTCACGCAGGCGACCACGGCCACCGACGTCGTCGACTACGTCGAGGTGACCGGCATCACGAACAACGCCGCCATCGTCGCCGAGTCCACGACCACGGCGACGCCTGGCTCGCAGACACCGGCCAACGGCGTCAAGCCGGAATCGGCCATGGCGCTCGACGTCAAGACCGTCAACGTGCGCAACTTCGCGCACTGGATTCCGGTCACCACGCGCGCCCTCTCGGACGCCGGCCAGATTCGCAGCCTGATCGACGCGTTCCTCACCTACGGGCTCGCCGAGGAGCTCGAAGACCAGATCGTGAACGGCGACGCCACCGGCAACAACTTCGACGGGCTGTTGCACAACACCGGCGTACAGACCGAGGACGCCACCGGGTTCGACTTCCTCAAGGCCGTCCGCCGGGCGCGCACCCTCGTCCGTGTCGTCGGCCGGTCGCTGGCCACCGCGTACCTCATGCACCCCTACGACTGGGAGCGGCTCGACCTGCTCGTCGACAACAACGGCCGGTACTACTTCGGCGGCCCGCAGCAGCTGGGCACGCCGCAGGTGTGGGGGCTTCCCGTCGTCGAGTCCGAGGCCGTGCCCGAGGGCACGATCGTGTGCGGCGACTTCCGCAAGGGCATCGTGTGGGACCGGCAGGACTCGACGCTCACCGCGTCGAGCGAACACGCGGATTTCTTCATCCGCAACCTCGTCGCCATCCTCGCGGAAGACCGGTACGCGTTCGGGCTCATCCAGCCCAACGCGTTCGTCAAGTGCGACGTCCACCTCACCACCGGCTACGACGCGTAAGGGAAGGTAGACCGACATGGGATTCAACTTCGGACGCAACAACGGTCCGACGGCCGCCACGGTTGCCGCACCCGCCGCGCAGACTGCCGTAAACCCGGCCGCGCTCACCTCGGCGGCCGCCGTCGGCTCGACGCCGACCAAGGCCGAGTTCGACAAGACCGTTGTCGACCTCGGCGTCATCCGCACGCAGGTCGTCGCGCTCGTCGCCGACGTGGCGGCCTCGCGCACGTTCGAGACGGCGTTGCGTACGTCGCTGCGCAACGCTGCCATCGTCGCGTGACCTCGCCGGGCCGGTGCCTGGTGTGCGGCGTCGCTCACGCGGCGTGCGGCACGCCGAGCGCCGGCCCGGCCATTGACCTACCCGCACGCAAGGAAGGGACCGAGATGACCGAGCAGGGGCCGCGCGAAAAGCGATGGGTCAACCACGGCACCGAGCGCCGGCCGGTGTGGGGGCTCTACGAGATGACGCCGAACGATCGGCGTTGGCCGGCGTCGCTCCCGTGGGTTCCGGGCGAGCGGCCCGGCGGCAAGCCCGGCCTCGTCGAGCAGGAGCAGCCCGAGACGCCGCTCGCCGAGAACAAGGCCGTCCAGCCCGGCCCCGTCCGGGCGCCGCGCAAGGCCACCAAGCGGAAGGCCGACAAGCCGTGAGTGACAACCTGACCGACAACGCCGAAAGCCGCGTACTCAACTGGCTCACCGGCAACACGACGACGGCGCCGACACTGCCTCTCAAGCTGCGCTTGATGACGGCGAACGGCTCGGACTCGGCGGCCGGTACCGAGGTGACCGGCGGCTCGTATGCGCCCGTCTCCGTGACCATCAACTCGTCGACGGGCGGCGCCGCCGTCACGATCTCGGCCGATGCCGTGTTCGCCGGCATGCCGGCCGCCACCGTCACCGGCGTCGAAATTTGGGACTCGGCCGGCACCCCGTTCCGGTGGATGTACGGCGCCCTCACCGCCAGCAAGACGACGAGCGCGGGCGACGATCTCAAGATTGCAACGACGGACTTTTCGCTCTCGATCGGCTGACCATGACCGAGAACCGGTGGACGGGCGAGGGCGGCTCGAACGGCACCACTATCGCCACCACCGACACCGGCTCGGGCACGGCGTTCGATTCGCAGCAGGACGGCACCGGCACCACGTGCACCTACTCGAACACCGGCGGGTGCAAGCGCGGCACGCTGTGCATGTCGTGGACGTCGAACGCCACCGTGTCGGCAGTGTCCCGCCGGTGGAACATCAACGCCGGCAACACGGCCGCCACACAGTATTACGGCTGCTACATGGACCCGGCCGACTTTGCGCACTCGGTCAACAACGTCCTCATGCGCGGCACCGACACCGCGTTTACGCAGCGTTGGCGCCTACTGCTCACTACGAGCAACACGGTTCAGTTCACGAATGCCGCCAACGGCACCGTCGCGACGTCGGCGGCGCTCTCGAACGGCACCCGCTACCGGATTCGCTTGGAGGTGGCCGGCTCGACGACCGGCGCGGCCCGCTTGCGCATCTACGTCGGCGACTCGGCCTCGACGTTCTACGACTCGGGCGCCCTCTCGGACAACTTCGGCGGGACGATTCAGCGGCTCGCGTTCGGGCAGGCCGTTTCGCTCGCGAACACGGCCGGCAAGCTCGACGACCTCGCCTATTCGGACACGGCCGAGCCCGGCCCGAGCACCGTGTCGGCCGTCGTCACCCTCACCGGCGCGAGCGCGCTCACCACGGCTGGCACCGTCCAGCGCCGCGCCGCCATCACCCTCACCCCGGCGAGCGCGCTCACCACGGCGGCCATCGCCGTCCGCCGGGCGGCCGCAACGCTGGCCGCCGGCTCGACCCTCACCACCGCAGGCACGGCCGTCCGCCGAGCCGCCGTCGCCCTCACCCCGGCCACCGCCCTCGCGGCCGCCGGCACCGTCCAGCGCCGCGCCGCCATCACGCTCACGCCGGCCGCCGATCTCGCCGCGGCCGCTATCCCCGTGCGCCGCGCCGCCGTCGACCTCGCGCCGGCCGTCCAGCTCGCCGCGGCCGCCACGCGCGTCGTCCGCGGCGCCGTCGACCTCGCCGCGCTGGCCGATATCGCCGCGGCCGGCATCGTCCAGCGCCGCGCCGCCGTCGAGCTCGGCGCCGACGTCGACATGGTGGCCACCCTCACGTCATCGCACTCGACGATCTCGGCCGCCGTCGACCTCGCCGCTTCCGTGCGACTCACCGCGGCCGCACGCGTCATCCACCGGACGGCCCGGCCGAGCGGCTCGGCCACCGGCCGGCCGTCTACCGTCGGCACGGCGCGACCGGCTACCGTAGCCACAGCTAGACCAGCGGCGGAAGGCTGACTCGTGGATGAGCTCTCAACGTACGAACCGTTCGCGACGGCTGCCGACTTTGCGGCCTACGCGCGCATGCCGCTCAACGAGTTCGACACCGCGAGCGCCGAGCTCTACCTCGCCGCCGCGTCGCTCGTCATCCGCAACGCGTGCGGATGGCAGGTATGGCCGCAGCTCGTCGACGATGAGTTGCTCGTCGACGGGCACGGCGGCCGGCATCTCATGCTGCCGGCGTCACGTGTCGCCGACGTGTCGTCGGTAACGCTGCACTGGCAAAACGCCGACGACACCGAGCTCGACCCGTCCGCGTACCGGTGGACGCGCGCCGGCTGCATCACCCTCTACCCGACGTCGGCGGCCTCGTTTTGGGGACCGGGCGCCCTCGTATGGGACGACTGGACGTCGGTTGGCTACTCGTGGCCGTTCCGGCAGAAAGCGGCCACCGTCATCGCCACGCACGGGTTCGTCAACAACCCCCTCGACCTCAAGCTACTCACGTGCGCGCTCGCCGGCCGCGCGTTCGCCGGCCCCCTGCCCCTCGGCCGCCAGCAGGCCGGGCAGGTATCCGTGTCCGGACCGAAAGAGCGCAGCGACGGCACATTGCCCGGCATCGACCTCACGCAGAACGACATGCGCCGGCTGACGGGCTACATGGGCGGCTACCGATGACCCTGCCCCTGTCGTTCGCCACGCAGACCATCACCCGGCTACGCGCCGCCGAGGCGCTCGACGGGTACGAAAACGCCGTGCTCGACTGGACGGCCCCCGACGAGCTCGACATCACCGGCTGTTCCGTGCAGCCTGTCGCCGCGCCCGAGACCGTCGACGGCCGCTCGCGCGACGCCGTAGGCCGGCGCCTGCTCGTCATCGCGCCGCCCGGCGTCGACATCACCGCCCTCGACCGGGCGCGATTCGGCGGCCGCGTCTACGACGTCGACGGCGAGCCGCTCGCGTTCGCCACCGGCGTCATCGACCACACCGAGCTCTACCTCGTCGACGTGGCCGGGTGACGCGATGACGTGGCAGACAGGCGCAATCCGCATCGAGCTCAACCGCGAGGGAATCCGCGAGCTCTTGCTATCGCCCGAGGTGGCCGTCGACATCGAGCAGCGCGCCGGCCGGGTGGCCGAGGCCGCGAACCGCCGGTACGAGCAAATCGACGTCGGCGCACGCGACGCCGGCCAAACCGAGCCGGACGCACCCGCACACATCAAGGCCAAGGTCATCATGGGCAAGGGCAAGAACCGGACGCGAGCGCGTGTCGTCGCCGAGCACCCGGCGGCCCGCGCGGTCGAGGCGCACCACCGGGTGCTCGGACAGTCGATGGACGCTGCCCGATGACAGAGCTCGTAATCGGCGCCCCCGCCGAGAAGACCATGGTGACCATGCTGCGCGGCGCGCTCGCCGCGCTAGACGTCGGCACGTACCCGTTCGCCGCCGAGGTCAGGGTCGGCACCAAGTACCCGCCGGCCGCCATGCCCGCACGCTACGTCCGGGTGCGACGCTCGGGCGGCGTACGCGTCGGCATCGTCGAGACGGCGCCGCGCATCGATTACCAAGTGTGGTACTTCACCGACGACAAGGACGACGACGAGAACGGCGCCAAGCTCGCCGAGCTCGTGCTCGGCATCGTCACCCAATCTCGCGGCCTCATCGTCGCGGGGGTCCGTATCGGTCAGTCGGTCGAGTTCATCGGCCCCGGCCGGTTCGAGGACCCAATCAACCCGGCGCGTGAGATCATTCTTTTCACCGTCGAGACACGCCTACGCGCCAACGGCGCCTAGCAGGAAGGACACCAACGTGAGCAGCTCATCGGCTAACGTGAATGTCGCCGTGACGGGCGCCATTTACGCGACGGCGAACGGCGACACCCCGACGCCGCCGACCACGGCAATCAGCACCCTCGATGTGCTGTTCGCCGACCTCGGTTACATCTCCGACAACGGCATCACCGAGGCGTACAACGACACCACGACCGAGATCAAGGCGTGGCAGGGCGGCACGATCGTCCGCACGGTCATCTCGGCGTCCAAGGCCACGATCAAGTTCATGATGATTGAGAACAAGCGCGAGGCCGCCGAGCTGTTCCACAAGGGCTCGGTCGTCGTGTCCGACGGCGCCACCGGCTACCGGATGGACGTCATGGTTCCGTCACCGGACCGCCGTGAGTTCGTCCTCGACGTCATCGACGGCAACGACCACCTCCGCATCTACATCGCGGACGGCGAGGTCTCGAACCGGTCGGACATCACGTACAAGTCCGACACGCAGATCGGCTACGAGGTCGAGATCACGATGTACCCGGTGAGCGGCGTCGTGTGCACCAAGTTCAGCGACAAGGCGTCCTGGGCGCCGGCCGCGTAACTGCACCAACCACACCCGAAAGGATCACCATGGCCAACACGGTCAAGACCAAGCCGCCCAAGAAAGCGGCCGGCCCCCGCAAGCTCGCCGCCGTCGGGAGCACGCGCGAGGTGTTCAGCCTCGACGAGCTCACCGGCGGCGACGGGTTCACGTTCGAGCTCGGCGGCGAGGAATACACGCTGTGCGACCTCGGCGACATCGACCTCAACGTGGTCGCCGTCGCCGACACCGGCAACCTCGAAGGCATCCTCATCGCCATCCGCTACGGCCTCGGCGACGCGCCCGACGAGGAGCTCGCACGACGCGGCGAGCCCGTCGACGAGCACGCGCGCGAGCGCTGGCAGTCGTTCGAGCGCGCACGCAAGTCGCTCCGTCAGACCAACACGCTTTTTGAGGAATGGGTGCGCATCTCGGGGCTGCGCTCGGGGGAATAGCCGGCGTCGTCGCCGAGCTACGTGACCACGGCGACGCCATACAAGCCGACCTCTTGCGGGCCGGCTGGCACGTACGGGACCTAACGCTTGCCGAGCTCGTGAGTTGGATTCGCAACCCGGCCCGCGACTCGGCACACGCTCGTCAGCTGCTCAAGGAAGGGTTCGAGTGGACGCTCGAAACGCATCTACTGGCCGGCATACACGACCGGCTCGCCGAGGCGAATTGGCAGCGTCAGGGCAAGGGGCCGCGGCCGACGCCGCTACCGCGACCCGGCGCCAAGGCCGACGACGGCAAGACGAGGTTCGGGGGCTCGGCCGGCCGCTCGCCGGCTGAGATGATGGCAGAGTTGGCGCGCATGGCAGGGCGCGCGCCAATGCACGAACGGCCGCCGGGTTTGCCGGCGCCAGGGTACGAGCCCGGCGAGGACGCCCGAGAGCAGGCGCGACTAGACCTCGAACGGGCCGTACCCACACCGGAATAGACGGGAGGTCGGCGGCGTGGCCATCGAGGTCGGTACCGCGTACGTCACGATCATCCCGAGCGCCAAGGGGTTCGCCAGCAAGCTACAAAGCGAGATTGCTGGCGAGCTTCGGCGTTCCATCGGCCCGGCCGTCGAGGGCGAGGGCGACCGAGCCGGCAAGTCGTTCGGCGCCCGGTTCAAGGGTGGCGCCCGTTCCGCGCTCAGCGGCCTCGGCGGCATCCTCAAGACCGGCCTCGCCGCGGCCACCATCGGCATCGGCGTCGGGCTGGCCGGCCTCACCACGTTCGGCCTCAAGACCGCGGCCAGCCTCGAACAAACGCAAATCTCGTTCAACTCGCTCACCGGCTCGGTAGCCAAGGGCACGGCGCAGCTCAAAGAGCTACAGTCGTTCGCCGCGGCCACCCCGTTCGAGTTCACCGACCTCACCACGACGGCCGGCCGGTTCGATGCCATGGCCAAGAGCATCGGCCAGACTCAGCAGCAACTAGTGCCGTTCCTCACGACCATCGGCAACGTCGTCTCGGTCACCGGTGGCGGCGCCCAAAACCTCGACAGTGTGTCGCTCGCCTTGTCGCAGATCACAAGCCGTGGTAAGCTCACCCTCGACAACATCAACCAGCTCAGCAACGCGCTCCCCGGATTCTCGGGCGTCGCTGCCCTCGCCGCCGTTCGCGGCGAGACGCAAGCGAAGGTGATGGATGAGATCAGCGCCGGCACCATCAACGCGAGCGACGGCGTAAATCAGCTGCTCAAGGGCATGCAGCAGTTCCCCGGCGCGGCCGGCGCCATGGAAAAGCAATCGCTCACCCTGCTTGGCGTGTTTTCGACGTTCAAGGACACCATCGGACAGGCGTTGTCCGGCGCGTTCCAAGGCGTAATTCCGCAGATCAAGGATGCCCTCACCACCGTAACGCCGCTCATCGGGCAGGCCGTGAGCGTGCTCGCGCCGGCCATCGGCGGCGTCCTCGCGTCCGTCCTGCCCCTCATCGGTCAGATCGTTTCCGGCATCACGCCGATCTTGACGCCGCTACTCAACGCGCTCGGCCCGGCGCTCGCCGCCCTCGGGCCGGCCATCGCTCCCCTCGGCTCGGCGCTGGGCACCATAGCCGGCGCGCTCGCGCCCATCCTGCCCGTCATCTCGGCGCTCGTCGTGGCGCTCGTCCAAGGTCTGTCGCCGGTCATCGTCGCGTTCGGCCCGGTGCTGCGCTCGCTCGTCTCGGCCGTCGCGCAGCTCGTCGAGCCGCTATTGCCCGTCATCACCCAACTCGGCCAGATTCTCGCCGACGTCCTCGCGCCCGTCCTCGGCCTCATCTCGGACCTATTTACGCAGCTAGCGCCGCCGCTCGCCGACATCATCAAGGCGCTCGCGGCCGCTTTCATGCCCCTCCTGCAAGCGCTCGCGCCGCTCGTCGTACAAGTCGTCAACGCGTTCCTCCCGATGATCCCGGCGATTGTGTCGCTGCTACCGCCCATCGTCGACATCGTGACGGCGCTCACGCCGCTCATCACCATCGCCGCACAGCTGCTCGGGCTGTTCGTGGCCATCCAAACGCCGCTCATCAAGCTCACCGCGGCGCTCGTGTCGTTCCTCGCGTCCAAGGCGATCGTCCCGCTTATCGAGCTCATCGCCAAGGGTCTAACTTTCCTGCTCACGCCACTCCTCAAGCTCGTCGGACCGCTCGAAAACTTCACCAAGTTCATCAACGGCATCAAGTGGGGTGATGTCGGCAAGGCCATCCTTAACGGGCTCGGCACGGCGGTTAAGGCCGTCGGCGGATTCTTCACCGACATCGGCAAGAGCATCGGCGATTTCTTCACCAAGCTCCCCGGCCGCATCGGCGGTTTCTTCGTCGGCATCGGCAAGGCCATCGGCGGATTCTTCGCCAAGCTCGGATCAAGCATTCTCGATTTCTTGACGTCGCTGCCCGGCCGCGCCCTCGCCGCCCTCAAGGCACTCCCCGGCCTGCTCATCAGCGTCCTCAAGAACGCCGGTGAGGGCATGTTGCACGCCCTCGGGTTCGCCATCGGCCTCATCCTTGGCCTGCTCATCGGGCTACCGGTCAAGGCCGCGCAACTGATCGTCAAGCTGTGGGACCTCGGCGTATCGCTGTTCAAAAAGGGCGTCAACGCCGTCGTATCCGAGGCCAAGGCGCTCCCTGGCCAGGTCGTCGGCCTGCTCACCGGGCTACGCGACAAGGCCATAGCCGTTGTCGCGAACCTCGTCGCGCGGTTCATCACCGGCATCACGAACCTGTGGACGAACGTCAAGGCCAAGTTCACGACCGGCGTCTCGAACGCCGAGGCGCTCGCCAAGTCGCTCCCCGGCAAGATCGTCGCCGCTATCTCGGCGCTCGGCTCGCTCATCGGCGCCAAGGTGGCGGCCGCGTGGTCGTACCTCAAGATCAAGTTCACGACCGGCGTCTCGAACGCCGTCGCCATCGCCAAGGGCTTGCCCGGCAAGGTCGTCGACGCATTTTCGTCACTGCCCGGCAAGATAACGACGTTTGTCAATGGGTTCATCGGCGACGTCAAGCAACTCGGCACCAACATCATCGACGGCCTCGTCAACGGCATCAAAGAGAGCGCCAGCAAGGTCGTCGACGCCATCGTTGGCGCCGTCAAGGACGGATGGAAGGCGGCCAAGAATTTCCTGCACATCGGCTCGCCGAGCAAGCTCTACGCCGAAATGGGCGTGTTCACCGTCGAGGGCTACGCCGTCGGCGTCGAGCAGCACGCGCCACGCGCACACGCCGCCCTCGTGCGTGCGCTACGGCCGCCAACGGCGGCGATGCTAGGACTCGACCGCGCCGGCACTTCCGCGCTCGCTATGGACGCCGTGAGGGCCGTCTCGAATAGCTGGACGATCAACGCCGCCGGCACCACAATCGGCGTCACCGAGCTCGCCGCGATCTCGGCCCGCCACGACGCCCTACAGCGTGCGGATAGGAGCAACTGACATGCCCGTACGCGCAGGCGCAGGCGGCGTAACCGTCGACACCCGGCCGCCCGGCCGCACGTTCGAGTACGCCTACGCCGGATGGCTCGACCCCACCGGCCGCGAGTGGTCACTCGTCGATCCCGATCAGGGCTACTTCCTCGCATCCGGCGTCGCCGGCCTCGGCTCGCAACCGATCACCCTGTCAACCGCGGCCCGCTCGCGCGGCGGCGTCGGCATCAACTCGATCCGATACGAGCCGCGCATCGTCACCCTGCCCATCCACGTATTCGGCCACGATCAGGACTCGTTCCTAGTCCCGTGGCGCGACGTCGAGGACGCTTTCACCCGCACCACCGAGGAGGGGCTCGGAACGCTGCGCATCGTCCGGCCGGACGGTAGCGAGCGCCGCATCGACGGCACCTATTACGCCGGATGGGACAACGGCCAAGGCGACGACTGGTCGCACGATCTCGTGCCCGTCCAGCTGTACTGTCCCCGCGGCTACTGGTACGACCCGGTGCCCGTGCGCGTCGTCCGCGAAGGCTCGGCCGGCTCGTCATTCTTCGCCCCGTACCCGCGCGTCTCGTCCGGGCGCACCCTCGGCAACTCGACCCTCGTCAACACCGGGCAGCTCACCACGTACGCCGATTGGACGATCGACGGCCCCATGACCGGCATCACGGCCACCATCACCCGACCCGACGGCACCACGGCCACGTTCACCATCACGCACACCCTCACCTCGGGCCAGTCGGTAAGGATCTTTTCCGACCCGCCGCGCATTCTCGACGACGCCGACCTTTCGTTGCTCGACAAGCTCACGCTGCCCGGCTCGACACTGTGGGGCATCCCGCGCGGAACGTCGGCCGTCGATTTCGCCGTGTCCGGCTCGGGCGCCGATACCAAGGTCACCCTTGAGTTCATCAAGCGCTACAAGATGGCCTGACGATGAACACCGATTACGTCGTCTACTTCACCGGCCCCGACCTCGTGCCCATCGGCGACATCATCGACTCGTGGACGGCGCTCGACATCGTGCTACGGCTCAACTCCGTCGACACGATGGCCGTCACCGTCCCGACGTCGCCAAGCTGGACCGACCTCGCGCAGCCCGGCAACCGGCTCGAAATCCTGCGCGACGACGGCACCGGTTGGCAATACCTCACCGGCGGCCCCATCGAACGCCAGGGCGACCAAGATTGGAGCTCGGACGGGCAGAACGCCGACCCCGGCACGATGGTCATCTACGCCGGTGACGACCGAGCCGCACTCGCCGGCCGGCTGACGTACATGACGCCGGCCAACGACGCCGAGCACCAAACCGTCACCGCCCGGCGCACGTTCACGGGCGTCAACGCCAAGACGATCATGCGCACGCTCGTCAACGAAAACGCCGGCCCCGGCGCCCTCGCCGCGCGGCAGGTGCCCGGCCTCGCCCTCGGCAGCTCGGCCGCGGCCGGCACCACGATCACCTACTCGTCACGGTTCGGCCTACTCACCGACGACCTACGCGCCGTCGCCGCGGTCGGGGGCGGCCTCGTCTACCGCATCGACCGCTCAACCGGCGTCCTACTGTTCGAGGTCGAGCCGCCCGTCGACCGTAGCGGCCTCGTCCGCTACTCCAAAGCAATCGGCAACCTGCGCGCCTACTCGTTCCGTCACCAAGCGCCGACGTTCACCGTGGCCATCGTCGGCGGCGACGGCACCGGCACCGGTCGCACAATCGTCGAGGTCGAGAACACCGCGGCGCTCGCCGCCGGCTGGCCGCGCATCGAGTCGTTCGTTGCCAGCGAGTCCAACGACGTCGGCGAGCTCACCAACGCCGGCCTCGACGCGCTCGCGCAAGCGGCCGAGCAGGGTTCAATTAGCGTGGTGGCCATCGATAACGCCGACCAGCGTTTCGGGCGCGACTACGGGCTCGGCGACCTCGTAACTGTCGAAATCGACGGGGCCGGCGCCATCGTCTCGCAGGTCACCGCAGTCAACATCGCGGTACGTACCGACGGACAGGATGCGGGTGAGACGATTAGCCCACAGATCGGCGGCGACCCCATCACCGACACGAGGACGCTACGCAAGCTGCGCGACCTCGAACGACGCCTAGGAAGGATCGAGCGTGGCTGAGGACTCTTACCCATCGGGCGGCCGAGCGTCAGGTGTCCTCATCGACGCCGAGACCGAGGCACTGTGGATGGCCTACGTGCCCGACGGCATCATCGGCACGCCGGCCGACCCGTACCCGGTGTACTGCTCGGGCGACGCGAGCCGCGGCGTGCGCTTCCGCGCGCTGGCACCCGTCATGTTCCGCGGCGTCCGGTGGGAAGCCGACGCCGACCAGATCCTTTCGGCGGCCGCGAACCCGTCATCGCAGGCGCGGCTTGACCTCGCATGCCTCGAAATGGATCACGCGGCCGACAACGTGCTACGGGCCAAGATCGTCACCGGCACGGCCGGCTCGTCCACCGGGCCGGCGCCGCTCACCGAGGCGCCCGGCGGAACGGGCAAGGTGCAATACCCCCTCGCGTGGATCGAGGTGGCACCCGGCGCCGTGTCGATGAGCAACTCGGCCGTCAAGCGCCGCGGCGTGTGGCTCGGCACCGACGGCCGACTCATCACGTCCACGACATCGGTACGGCCGGCCGCGCTCGCCGGCCGACTCATCACCGAGTACGAGTCGGGCGACTTGCTGCTCGGCGACGGCGTGGCATGGAAAACCGTGGCGGGCGACACCGGCCCCGTTCCCGTCGTCACCGGCAACGCCAACGGCTGCCCCGACTGGAACATCCCGAGCACCGGCTACGGCGCGCAGGTGCGCCGCAAGAACGGCCTCGTGACGTTCGTGTTGGAGGTGCAGCGCGGCGGCGACGGCTCGCGGCCCGGCGGCACCCTCGCCGCCAACACCAACGCGTTCGTCGGCAAGGTGCCGGCCGGATTCGAGCCGCCGGCCGCAACATACCGAGCCGGCGTGCCCATCTACGCGTTCATCGGCAACACGATGCTCCGCGGCGCGGTCCGCTCTGACGGCAAGGTCGAAATCCGGGACTACTCGGTATCGATCCCGAACGGCACCAACCTCACTTTCGAGTCCGCTAGCTGGCAGGTGTAGAGCATGAGGCATCCACACGGCGCGTCCTCAGACGCGTGGGTTTTCACCATCGCCGGTGACGGCGTTACCCCGCAGCTTGTCGGCGGCTCGGACGTCACGTGCTGGTCTGACCAAACCGGCGGCTCGCAGTACACCGACCTACTCGACGGCGACGGCTCGACGCCCATCACGAGCGTCACCACCTCATCGGGCGGCGTCGGCGTCTACACCATCGGGCAAATCCCGCTGTTCTACGGCCCCGACACCATCTCGGGCATGTGGATCTCGGCCGACCTCGGCCCGCGGGTGTGGCTGCCGGCCAACGACCTCGACGCCCGGCTCACCGCCATCGAGGACGACGTTGCCAACAACGCCAACCGGCTCGACGCCCTCGAAAACCTGTCGGCCATCACCGTCGTGTTCAACAACAACGACGGCTCGGGCTGGACGCCGCGGCCCGACATCGCCGGTGACCGATTCATGCTGTGGCCCGGCCCGACGCCGCCCGGCATCGGCGGCACGCCCGAGTACATGCGTGACGATCTCGACGTGTTCATCGATCGGACGCCGTAACCATGGCGCGAGCATGGGGCGCCGAACACGGCTTGCTCGTGCCCCTCGACGGCGGCACGCCCGAGACGCCGCCGTCCGGTGGAGGTGGCGGGGGCGGCATCACCCCACCGCCACCCGGCGGAACCGGCATGCTCGTCGGCGCGTCCGTCTCTCGCGGCCGGCCGGCATTCGACGCGATCCGAGCCACCGCCGGGCCGTGGTCAATGTCGCGCACGTACAACTCGGGCAACTTCGCCACCGCGTTCGACTTGGACAAGGCGGCCCCGGACATCGGCCACCTCGCGTCAGTGTTCAGCGCCAAGCCGTCCCTCGACCTCATGGCGTCGGGTGCGTACGACACCCTCGTCACCGGGTGGCTGACGTCGATTCCGACCGGGCACCCGGTGTTTCCGTGCATCTGGCACGAGCCCGACGTCAAGTATCGGTCAACGTCGGGGCTGAATATCCCCTTGTGGAAATCGGCCACCGATCGGTTCCTATCGATTTGCGCCGACGTCGGCAACCCGCACGTATACCCGCAACTGATCTTCACCAACTGGTCACTCATCGGCGGCGTCTCCAAAGGCTTCCCCGACGACTTTTGGCAAGCGAGTTGGGCCGGCAAGGTCAAGTGCGTCGGGTGGGACCTCTACATGCTGCACAACACGCTCACGACGCCCGAGCACGAGCTCAAGCCGTGTCGTGATTGGTGCGACGCCAAGGGGCTCGCATGGGGCATCGCCGAGATCGGCATCCGGGCGGCCGTCACCGACCACACCGGCGCGGCCGTCACGTGGACGCAAAACATGTTCGAGTACGCCCGGACGAACGGCGCCGGCCCGCACGGAAGTTGCTGCTACTTCGCCATGTTCGATTTCGCGGCCACCGCGCCGAACACGCCACTACCATCGGGTGACCCGGCATGGCCGCCGATGTCCGCGGCGTTCAGCTCGGCGCACTACCTGCCCTATACCGCATTCACCCTGTAAGGGGGCGTTGTGACCGATAGCTACGTCGCTAGTTCGGGGCTCGCGGCCGTCTCGACGACCGGCACGCCCTCAATCACGATTCCATCCGTGGTGCAGGGCGGCGACCTCATGCTCGCCCTCGTGTCCAGCGCGCAGGCGTCTATCACGTTCCCCGCAGGCTGGACCGTCATTCGCACCCTCAACCCGCCGTCGGGCGGCTCGGGCATGACCGTCGTTGCCGCGTACCGCCGGGCCGCCGGCACCGTCGGCTCGCCGTCGAGCGACAACGGCTCGGCCGTCACGGCGACGCCCGGCACCACCGGTAGCAAGACGTCGATGACGTTCGCGGCGTGGCGAGGGATCGACGCCACCTCGCCCATCATGGATTTCGACACGATCGAGACCGACTCGGCGAGCGGCCTCACCTCGTTCGCCACGCCGAGCGTCACGACGTCGGTTGACAACGCCATCATCATCACCGGCTACACCGACAAAAACTCGGTCGTCCTCACGATCACCGAGCCGTCCGGGTACGCGCTGCGCGCGAGCGAGGTGCCGGCGTCCGGCACCGGCAAGTGCGATTCGGTCATGGCGAGCAAGCAGGCCGGCGCCGCGGGTGCGTACGGCGGCGAACCGTTCACGACGACGGCCGGGCCGGCGCAGGTGGTTACGTGGACTATCGCGTTCGCGCCCCTGTCGACCACGACCATCCTCAAGCCGATCAGCGATATCACCAAGACCAACGTCACCGGCATCACCGACAACACGAACCTCTACGCCGACGTCGACGAGACCGCGACGAGCACGGCCGATTACGTCGAGGCCATCGTCGGCGGCGTCTACCGGTGCGGCCTCACCACGGTCACCGACCCCGGCACTACCTCGGGGTGGGCCGTCGAGTTCGCCCTCGGCCTCGGCTCGGGCGCGAGCTCGACCACATGGACGGCCAAGTTCATCCAAAACACGACGACGCTCGAAACGTGGACAGAGACCGTGACGGCCGACCCCACCGAGATCAGCCACGCCCTCAACCCGACGAACGTGGCCGGCATCACCTACTCGTCCGGCACGGCGAACAACCTGCGACTTGAGCTCACCCTCACGGCCGCGAGCTAGCCCATGACAACGCCGTCCCTACGCGCGTCAACGCTGTTCACCCACGACACCGGGGCTACCGGCGGGTGGGTTGTCAACAAGCCTGCCGGCACCGTGTCGGGTGACGTCATGGTCGCGTTCGTCGGCGCGATCGGCACCTCGGTCACGTTCACCGCGCCGTCCGGCTGGACCCTGCTCGCCGCCGAGACCAGCAACACCAACATCAACTTTTCGGTCTACTACAAGGTGGCCGGTGGGAGCGAGCCGAGCTCGTACACGTGGACGCCGAGTATCGGCGCCAAGGGCGGCGTCCAGCTCGAATCGCACATCGACGTAGACAACACGACGCCCATCGACGCGCACGCCAACGGACTCAACTCGACGAACGTGACCACCGTGCCGGCCGCCGTAACCGTGGTGACGACCGGCTCGGAGCTACTCACCGCGGCGTTCGGGCGGCATGCGTTCGCGGCCGCGCACACAACGACGACCTCGGACGGTTCCGACGTCGAGCTCGCCGATCACGGCTCGACGTCCGGCTCGGGATTCGACTACACACTCGCCGTCTACGATTCCGCGCGCTCGACGAGCTCGGGCGCCGCGTCGCGCACGATCACCTCATCGGGTACGGAGAACGCGTACGCGTGGCACGCGCTCGCGCTGCGCCCGGCGGCCGCCGCACTGACGGGCCGCATCTACCGCATGGCCGTCGATGTCCCGTCGCCGCCCCCGGCGCTGCGCGGCCGCATCTATCGCATGGGCGTCAAGGCACCGGCGGCCGCCGGTGGCAAGACCGGCCGTATCTACCGGATGGCCGTGCGCGTGCCGGCGCCCGGCGGCACGTCCGGTAAGTCGGGTTTCTACGCGGCCGCGGGCGGTTCGCTGGGCAACGCGAGCATATCGGCGGCGACCAATGGGGAGCTCATCTAGATCGTAACTGTGCGTGTCGGCGATTTTCGTGAGCTGCGCAAACGTTGTCGCCGGCGCGCTAAGTTACCTAACAGTATGTATAAGTCTCCGCTGACCGACGAACGGTCACATGCCAGTATGGTCGGATGGGTAGATTGTGATCTTGGCTGTACGACGCTCTCAAGGCCGTTAGTGCACGTTCACCGTGCAGTCTGCTACAGTCGGCGGCATCATCTCAGGCGCCTTGGTTAACTCCCCTGAGATGTGTAACACCCCTCGGCACGGCCGGGCCGGCGCTCGGATCACAGGCTCAAGAACCGGTCACACGGCACGCCGAGGGGCACAAACGATCATCACCCGAGAGGAAACGATCATGGCTTACCCATCGACCACCGTCACCACGTGGCAGCGCCGGCAGTACGCGCGGAACACGGCCCGCCGGGCGGCCGGCCGCCGCGCCGGCATCATCACCATCGGCGCCGTCGTCGTTCTGCTCGGCGCCGCCCTCGCCGTCGTCGGCGCCGTCTACCCCGGCGCCATCGTCGCCGTCATCGGCGCCCTCATCGTCACCGGCGCCCTGATCTCGTAGGCTGGCCCCATGCCCGCACTCTCAGGTAAGACCGTCGGCGCCGTGCAAACGTTCGGGTGGGACACCTCCCACTACGACGGATTGCTCGGCGCCGATGTCATGCGCCGCGCGTACGCCGAGGGAATCCGGTTCGTCACGGCCAAAGTCGGCGAGGGCGGCTCGTACGACGACCTCGCCGACGGGCCGAACCTCGCCGCGGCCAAGGCCGCCGGCATGCCGCTCATCGGCGGCTACTACGTGGTGCGTTCCTCGCCGAGCGTCGCCGCGCAGGTGGCCAACTGCATCGCCCTCGCCGACGAGTCCGAGCCGTGGTGGCGCACCTTCCCCGGATGGTTCTGGCAGGTTGACCTTGAGCGATGGGACACCGACAGTGTGCCGGCGTCCGTCGGCATCGCATTCGGCAACGCACTCCGCGCCGCCACCGGCCGGCCCGTCGTCATGTACGCGAGCCGCGGACAGTACGGCAACCAACTCACCGGCTGGCCCGGCCACCTGTGGAACGCGCACTATCCGTCGAGCCGGCAAGCGCCGTTCAAGGACATGTACCCCGGCGACGATTTCGTAGGCTGGTCCGAGTACTCGGGCAAGGTTCCCCTGATCCTGCAATACGCCAGCACGGCCACCATCGCCGGCAAGACCACATGCGACGCGAACGCCTACCGCGGAACCGTCGACGAGCTCATTGCCGACCTCATGAAAGGAATGCCCGTGACCACACTCGACGCCGGTGACGCCAAGGTCGTTTGGTACACCAAGAATCTGCCGAGCGCGAACCCGACCGAGACGCCGGCCACCGCGCTACTCGACACGCAGCTCAACGTGCGTTCGCTCATCGCGTCGCAGGCCGGACAGGACAAGCAACTTGCGGCGCTCATCGCCGCCGTCACCGCGTTGTCCGGCGCCGGCTCGAACATCGACACGGCCGTCATCCTCAAGGCCATCAAGGACACCGGCGACGCCGAGTCGGCGCTCATCACGCAGCTCGCCGCCGAGCTCGCCGACACGCGTGCCCGGCTCGCGGCCGCCGAGCAGGCCGCACACGACGCCCTCACCGCCCCCTAGCCGTGGAACCGCTCGCGGCCGCATTCGCCAGCACGCTCGGCGCCGTCATCGCGCTCGCCGCGTGGCTCGTGCGATGGATCGTGCGCACCTTGCGCGCCGGCTACGACGAGCGCGTTGCCGACATCCGTGCCCACAACGCCGAAACCATCGACATCCTCAAAACGCAGATCGAGACCGGCCGTAGCCTGGCCACCTCGCTCGACGCCATCCAACACGGTCAGGAGACGACGCAACGGCTCATCGAGGCGATGACCGAACGGGTTAGGGGCGCGGCGTGATTCGTGCCCTAACCCGATGGCTGCACCTCGACGAGCCGCCCGTGTCCGACGATGAGCGCGCCGAGCTCGCCGGGCTGCGTGCCGAGGTCGAGCAGCAACGCGCCGACGTCGACTCAACAACCGAGCAGCTTGTCGGCCTGGCCAGGTATTTTGTACGTGTGAACAACCGCAATCACCTCGCCGAGCGGCTACGCGCGGCCATGCATGGGAGGTAGCCCGGTGTGGAACGGTGTGGGCGACGTGCTGCTCATCGGCTCGTGGGCGCTCGTCGCCCTATTCCTCGCCCACTACCTATGGTTCGTGCGTTGGCCGACCGCGCGCCGCTCGCTCACCTCGTGGTATCTGCTCGGGTCTAACGTCATGTGGTTTTTGCTGCTCGGGCTCGGCGTCGTCACGCTGTGGGCCGGCGCCACCTTTCCGGCTCGTGACGTGATACGGGTGGGTGTCTACGCTCTCATCGTCGGCAATTTCGCCACGCAATACGTCCTGCTCGTCGATGCGACCCGCAGGCGCCAACGCGAGGAAGGACAAGAGGATGACCGCAACCGCGGTACCGGTGGGTAAGTACGGCCGGGGCACCAACAAGCTCGTCGTGTCGGGGCTCACGCCGGCCGTCGGCAACACCGTCGACGGCATGACCCTCGCCAACGACGGCAAGACCGTCGTCGACGTCAAGAACACGAACGGAGCATCGACGGCGCACGATGTGACGTTCAACCCCATCACCGTCGTCGAGGGGCACACCGTCACCGACCCGTTCACCATCCCGGCCGGCGCCACGTGGGGATTCGGGCCGTTTCCCGTCGAGATTTACGGGACAACGATGACGATCACGGCGGCGCACGCCGAGCTCACCTTCCTCGGGCGCCGGCTGCCCTAAGGTTCGGCTGCTAGTCTCGGCCGATGGAACGACCACACCCGCTAGTGCTGCTCATGCTGGCCAGCCTGCACCGTAAGGTGGACAGGTTGCTTGCCGGGCAGCTTAAGGAAGGAAGGCAGCTAGTGAAGATCACCGAGGTACTCGACGCGGCCGGCACGTCCCTCGACCGGCTCGAAGGTGACGACGCGGCGTTGCTCGCCAAGCTCACCGAGATCGAGCAGTCCGGCGGCGAGCTCACGCCCGAGCAGGCGGCGCAGGCGTCCGCCATCCTCGCGCGCATCGACGCCGTGGACGCGGCCGACGTGGCGGCGTTCAACGCTGCCAACGGCCAGCCGGCCCCGGCGGCGACGGACGGCGGCGACGCGGCGCCGTCGGACAGTGCGCCGGGTAGCGCGGGTGACGGCGGCGCGCCGCCGGCCGACGCCCCCTCGACGGGCGACACGCCAGCCTGACGCGCTCGGGAAAGCCCGGCCGACCCTGTTTCGCGGCAGGTGGCCGGGTTTTTTCGTGCCAAATTCGTGCCCGTAGACAGCGCACGTTGCCCGGTGACCGGTCACCGTGGTCTACTTGACATGCACAGGTTGACCCACGACACCGGAGGGAACCCCGAAATGAACCCGATCACCGCAGGCGCCAAGGTCATCGTCCGTCACATGGGCACGCGCTACGCCACCGTCGTCCGCGTCACCAAGACGCGCATCTTGGTCGAGTTCGTCGCCAACCGCGACGGCGACGTCAAGCGGCGTTGGTACCAGCAGGCCAAGCGCACGCAGCACGCCGTTTCGCAGCTCGGCCAGTGGATGAGCATGGAACCCACCGCCATCGAGCCGACCCGGCCCGCCGACCCGAACGCCGGCCGGCAGTTCTGCCGGAAGTGCCTGCGCTCGTGCTTCCCCGCTGTCACGCTCGACTACCCCGACGGCGGCCGGCTGCATTGGTGCGCTGAGGACGCCGCCGACGCCGAGGCGTACATCGCCGCCGTCGAGGGCGAAACCATCACCTCGCGCCGGCCCGCCTACACCATCGAGGCCATCGACTACCTTGGCGCCGCCAAGAGCGCGCGCACGGCCACGTGGAACGCTGCCGGCCTCGAAACCCGCGGCCGGCTCATGGCCGCTGAAATCCGGCTCGCCAACGACATCGACGAGGCGCACACCATCAACGACCTCAAGCGCCGCGCCGCGGACGAGGCCGAGGCGTACCTCGACGAGCGCCAGATTGGCCGCACCCACTCGTTCAGCCTCGACTACCTCGCCACCGAGGGATTCAACGGCGCGCTCACCCCGTCGTTCGCGACGTGGGCCGCGGCCGCCACCGAGCACGGTTGGTTCACCGAGATCGTTGTCGAGGCCGGCCCCAACGCCTACGGTGAGGTGACCTTCCGGGCGTGGGACGGCGCGCACGGCAGCGTCGGCGGCCGGTGGGTCCGTTACTACTTCTGGTCGCCGATGGCGCGCGAGGATGCCCTCGACGAGCAGCACGCCAAGGCGCGCGTCCTCAACATGTTCCTCGACTTCATGGGCGCGTTCGTCCCGAACCCGGCGCCCGGCTCGCGCGTCGACGAGGCCGACCAATTCGTCATGTGGACGCGCCGCAACCACACCCTCGGCGCCGGCACGGAAGCGTGGTACGTGGCGTTCCTCGCCGACGAGGCCGCCGCGCACGAGCTCGACGCCAAGATCGAGCGGCGTGCGATGCTCGCGCACATGGCCGAGCAGGGCGCGACGCGCAACGAGCTCGACGCCGCCGAACGCATCGACGTCGCCGAGGTGAACACGATCACCGATCGTGAGGTCGAGTCGCAGGTCATCCGCTCGCTCGACGGCCGCGCCGACGAGTTCGACGTCAAGGCGATCACCCGCGACATCATCGCCGGGTTCGGCCGCGTCGACATCGACACCGTGCCGTTCAACGACTATTGGGCGATTGTCCGCGGACACGATCTCTCGGCTACCGCGGCCGCCGAGCGCTAGCCAACCTGCCGTGGCCGCCGTCGTGGCGGCCCCGGCTCGGCCGGAAGTGCACCCGCGAGGGCAGGCCACCGGCGCCCGTCACAGTGCTACCGTGACCGTGCACCCATCGACCCGAAAGGCCACGTCATGACCGCCACCACCGCTCACGCCGCGCTAGTCGCGTGGCCGGCAACAACCATGGGCAAGGGGCCGGCGCTCTCCAAGCGCAACGCCGCCACCCGGCTCGGCCGCAAGCTGTCCGCCATCGAGACGGCCATCCGGCGCACCAAGGCCGGCCGGCCCGTCGTCCAGCCGTTCCCCCTGCCGGACGGCTACGCCATCGATCCCGAAACCGACCGCGACGTCATGGTGCCCTACTGGTACGAGCGCACCATCGTCGCCTACGGCATCGCCGCCAACATCCTCGACAAGCACGGCAAGCCGCGCCGAGACCTCGCCGCCGCATAGCACGACGGCGACCCCCCACCCGAATAAGGGGCCGCCGTCGCATCCACCCGTCCCGCACAAGGAAGGCTTGCGCGCCAGGGTACACGCGCGCTCACCAGGTGCACAGCGTCACTACCGGAAGGCAGACAACGCCATGAACCTCGACCCCCGATTCGTTGCCCTCGGCATCGCCGGCATCATCGCCATCGTCGGCGCCGCCGGCTGGTACTTCCTCGCCCCCACCGGCCGCCGGCCCAAGGCCGACACCGTGCGCCGCGCCGTCCGCGAGCGCATGCAGCCCGTCATGTTCGCCGACACGCTGCCCGCCGCGCGCACCCGGCTCGACGTCCCGCCGTCGGCCGAGGTCGTCGCACACGCCACCGGCCGCCCGGTGCCGGCGTGGGCCGGCCCCACCCGAGTCGCCATCGCCGACCGCGTGCACGAGACACTCGTCGACGGCTACGACGCCGAGCTCGAAGCGGCGGCCGCGCGCGAGCGCATGCGGCACGGCCTCACCCCGGACGGGCATGTATCCGTCGAGTCCCGATACGCCGCCCTCGACGCCGCCGGCTGGACGCCCGGCACCGACGGCAACGGCCTACCCGCGGCCGTCGAGCCCGACGGGCAGGGCGCTACGGCCGATTGGTCGCCCAAGGCCGTCGCCGAGCTCGTCGGCCAGTCTGACGACATGACCGACGAGGCGCTCGCCCGCGCGCACGCCATCGAGGCCGAGGTACGCGCCGAGGTCGTCGCCCGGCTCGACGCCGCCGACGCGCCGCCGGTCGTTGAGGTCAAGGGCATCGACGATTTCACCGACGACGAGCTCGACGATGCCCGTTGGGCCGAGGAATTCCGGCGCCTCGACGGCGCCCTTGCCTTCGCCTCGTGGACGTTTATGGCGAACATCGCCGAATCGTGCGGCCCGGCGGCCGCGGTCGACATCCTCGCCGCCCAGCACCGGGCCGAGGTGCGCCGCCGCAACGCCATCCGCCAGGCCGCCGCGTGGGCGACCGGCGAGGGCGAGCTCGTCGGCCCGCGGAAGCGGCCGCCGACCCCGGCGCAGGCCAAGCGCGCGCGGAAGCACAACAACCGCGCCCTCGGCCGCGCTGACCGGATTCTCGCCGAGGTCGGCGCGTGACCGACGACCTATGCAAGCACGAGCTCTTGCTCGGCACGTGCGTTGACTGCCGGCCGCGGCCGCCGGCTGGCACCACCATCGCCCGGCCGCGGCCGGCCACGTTCGAGGCGCGCTACGCCGGCCGTTGCGCGGCGTGCACCGAACGGTTCGACGTCGGCGACGACATCATGCGCGACGACGGCGAGCTCATCCATTCCGAGTGCTACGAGTAAGGGGAAACGATCATGCCCAAGGACAAGGCCGACCGGCTGCCCAAGGACGACGGCGGCCGCGTACTGCACCGGCCCGGCTGCCAGTGCGCGGCGTGCGAGCTCATCCGCCAAGGCGACATCAAGCGCACCAACGAGGCTCGGACCAAGTGATGCCACGCCGAAACAACCGCGCCGGCAACGTCGGCCTCTCGATCGAAACGCTGCCCGGCCTCGACATCCCCGACACCCCGGTAGGGCTCGGGCTGCGCGGCCGGCGCAACGCCGACGCGCGCGGCGCCGGACGGCGGCCCCCGCTGGCCGCTGACAGCCTCACCGACCGGCCGGAATGGTCGGCGTACCACGGCCGGCCGACGGCCTGCCATGAGGGCGTCAGGCTGCTACACGAGGGCAAGCGTGGCCACGCCACGCACGCCCGGTACCGGCGCAAGTTCAAGGGCGAGGAACACCTCGTGTGCCAGCCGTGCGCCCAAGTCCAGCACGCGGCCGACGGCCTCACGTCGCCGCTTCCGTCCACGATGCGCCGCACGTAACCCGCACCATCACACCCGAAAGTAGGACCCATGTACGTCACCGGACTCGACCTATCCGTCACGGCGGCCGGCATCGCCGTGCACCCGCTCGACGGCTACGGCCAGCCACCGCCCACCGTCACCGTTGTCGGCGTCAAGGGCATCGAGAGCATGCCCGCACGCGACGCCATCGCCACCCTCGACAAGCTCGCCAGCGACATCGTGACCCTCGCATGCGCGTCCGGCCGCGTCTCGTCCGGCAACGCGTTCCCGTCGCTCGTGGTCGTCGAGGCGCCGCAACTCGGCACCACGGCAAGCCGCGGCGTCTACGAGCGCGGCTATCTGCACTTCACCGTGCTCCGCAAGCTGCTCGCGCTCGTCCCCACCGTCATCCTCGCGCCGCCGACCGTCCTCAAGGTGTACGCCACCGGCCGCGGCATCGCGACCAAGGGCGCGATGATCGACGCCGTAGCGCGCCGCTTCCCCGCATTCGACACCAAGGGCGACGACAACGCCGCCGACGCGTCCGTAGCGTGTGCGCTCGCGGCCGCCATCCAAGGCAAGCCGCTCGCCGATCTCCCCGAAACCCACCGGCGGGCCGTTGCCACCCTGACGGCGCCGCCCAAGGCACGGAAGGCGGCCCGGCGATGACCCGGCGGCCGGCCATCGTCTACGCCATCGGCATCCTCATCATCGCCGCCATCGGCATCGTCGGGCTCAAGGTGTACCAGCACCAGAAAGCCCGGTGCGAGCGGCTCGGCGGCCGCGTCGTCACCGTCACGTCCTACGGGACGACGTACGTGCCCGGTGGCTACGTCGGCGGGAAGTACGTGTCCGGTGGCAGCGTGAGCAGTAGCAGCACGACCACGAATTGCATCGACCGCCGTGACGGCCACCTGATTTTCGGAATGTGAGGACACCTTGACCAGCGACAAGAGCGACGCCCGTACGGCGTGGCTGGCCGGCCTCAAGCCCGGCGACCCGGTGGCCGTCATCGCTGCCGGCGTCATCGACGACCGGGTAAGCCTGCGCGTCGTCGACCGGCTCACCGCCACCACGGCCATCGTGTCCGTCGGCGGTTACTCGATCCGTCAGGAGCGGTTCCGGCTCGCCGACGGCATCGAGATCAGCTCGGGCACGCACCGGGACGAGTTGCACCCCCCGGACTCCGAGCCGGTGCTCGCCGGCCTCGCCCGGCAGGCGTACGACCGGATGATCTACAACGCCGAGCGTCGGCAACGCGAGCGTCGGCAACGCACCAAACAGGCCGGCCCGAGCGAGTTGCTCATCGCCATCGCCGACATCGAGCTCGACCTCGCCAAGACCAAGGCCGCCATCAACGAATGGGAGTCCCGCTATGCGTAAGACCGACCCGACACTCGGCGTCGGCGGCAAGTTGCTGTTCGACGAGCACACCGACGCGTCACTCGTGAACGCCCGGTGCGGCGCAACGTGGGGCGAGATGGCGCCACCCGGCGACAAGCCCGGCATCCTGCATTGGTGCATGCGGCCGATGGTCACCGTGCCCGACCTCGACAACCCGCAGGACGGGCCGCCGGCCGTCTCCCACCCCGGCAAGCACCGGTGCACGTGCGGCGAATACCACGGATTCGACCCGGCGCCGCAGGTCATCTGCCGGTTCCCCAAGGTCGGGCTCGACGGCGAGGAATGCGGCGCCGTCCTGCTCGGCATGCGGCGCGAGGTGCACGAGGCGCCCCGTTCCATCATGGCCGGCCGCGCCGGCTACCGGTACACGATCGTCTACAGCAACCCGTGCAACCACGTCGTACGGAGGGGGTTCTAGTGGGCGAGCGGCTCAACTGGATCGGCGTTGCGACCGACCCCACCGACGGCATGTGCAAATGCACGCCGACGCCCGACGTTCCCGTCAACATGTGCCCCGAGCTCGCCGGCTGGCACGTCCTCGTGGTTGACGGCGGCGTGCCCGTTTCCCTGCTCGTCTGTCACGGGCACTACGGCCCCGCGTGCTCGCTCGGCGACCACGTGCTCACCTTCCATCCGGTCGAGGCCGGCTGTTTCCTGCCCGGCCGCACCCGGCTCACCCTCGTCGAACCGGCGACCGGCGTCTCGCACTGTCAGTCCCTTTAGCGATACTCGGGCGGCCGGTTCGCGCCGGCCGCCCACCCTCACCCGAGAGGCACCCGATGCGTTACGCAGCACCCATCCAAGTCGACGATGACGATTGGACGACACCCGACCCATCCGGCGGCCTGCCGGCGCCGTCGCCATGGCGCGCGCCCATCCTCGTCGACGAGCGCGATGAGGAATGGAACACGGCCGCCGTCGCGCGCGCCACTATCGGCCTCATGGCCGGCACGCCCGGCCCCGGTAACCCGATGTACGACTATCTCGCTGGCACCCGCGAGGACATGCCCACCGACGAGCAGCTCGTCGAACACGCCCGGCTCGCGGCGTCCGATGTCGCCGCCATGTACGACGTACCGGGCGAGTTCGTCGACCCGGTGCTCGCGGCCGCCGCCGGCTATCCCGAGGACACCATCACCGGCCACCCCGAGCGCTACCTCGTCAACGGCCAGCCGGCCGACGCCGACGAGATGCGCACCCGCATCCACGACGCCGAGACGGCGCTCGCAACCGGGCACGTCGTCGGCAACGGGCCGCTCACCGAGCCGGCGCGCGCCGAGCTCGCCGCCATCGCCGCGCCGCCGGCATGGGCCGGCTCGCCGCTCGACCTGCCCGGCCGCATCGAGCCCGTCGTGTTCGAGCCCGTACGGTTCGCCGCGCCCGTCATCGTCGACCGGGACGGCAACACCGTGCCCCCGCGGCTCGCCGCAAAACGCCAAACGATGATCGACATCGTTAAGGCGTACGCGCAGGCCGACCCGCGCTCGAACCAAGTCGAGATCGGCCCGTCCGAGATCGGCGACCCGTGCGACGCCCGAGTCATGCGCCGCGCCCTCGGGTTCCCCGCTATCACATGGCCCGACCCTTGGGCGTCGTTCGTGGGCACGGCCGTGCACGCCAAGCTCGCCGACGCGTTCAGCGCCGCGAACGAGGCCGCCGGGCCGCGCACCTCGGACCGTTTCCTACTCGAACGCCGCGTGTGGATGACTGACGGCATGAGCGGCTCGACCGACCTCGCCGACGTCCTCTCAACCACGATGGTTGAGGGCGGCGAGCTCGGCGAGGTCGACATCTACGACCACAAGGTGCTCGGCACCGACACGTTCCGCGAGGTCAAGAAAGAGCAACTCGTGCCGACGTCCAAGTACGGCGTCCAGCTGGACACGTACGCCCTCGGCTGGCGGCGTGCTGGGTTCAAGGTCCGCACCATCAACCTCGCACTCTGGCCGCGCTCGGGCTTCCTCGACGGCCTGCTCGTCATCGAGCGCGAGCCGGACTACGCCAACGCCGAGGCCGCCATCGACCGCGTGTCAACGTTGCGGCAATGGGCGCTCGAACGTGGCGCCGACGAGGCCGACGAGCCTTGGCAGGACGTTCCGACCGCCCCCGGCAAGGGTTGCGGGTTCTGCTCGTACTACAACCCACACCGGCCCCTCGGGCGCGAATCGTGCGACAAGGGGCGCGAATTCATGGCCGGCGCCAAGGCCGGCACCGGCAAGAGGGGAGCGACACCGTGAGCTATGAGGAACGGCTTTGGGAGATCATCGGCCCGCCCGAGCCGGCGCCCGGCCCGGCGTGCGAGTGCGGCAACCCCCTACCCGTCGAGGACGGCGGCCGCGAGGCGCGCATGCCGAGCGGCGAGGGCAGCGTCATCCTCGGCACGGCCATCGAATGCCGGGCGTGCGGCCGCCGATGGGTCATCCGCGGCGGTTTCATCCACGGTCCGCGATGGGTCGAGCAGCGGCGCACGCTGTTCCGCAAGCGTTGGGTGGATGCATCATGACGAGTCGACGTGGCCGCCCGGCGGCCAACCTCCACCCGTGCCCCGGCCAGTGCGGCTACAACATCCCGCGCGGCCTGTTCGCCTGCCGGGACGACTGGCGCCGGCTGCCCCTCGCGATCCGAGACCGAATCACGTTCGGCTACAGCAACCGCGGCGCCGACCCGGCGACCCACCGGCGGGCGATGGCCGAGGGCGTCGCATGGTTCCGGCGTAACCCGCGCGAGCGTGCCTCGTGAGCGGCGCCGACCGGCTGTTATTCCTCGCGCTGCTCGGGCTGGCCGTCGCCGGTGTCATCGGCGCCATCGGTGGCGGCAACCGTGCGGTCCGCGGACTTACCGGCCTACTCGTGTTCCTCGCCTTGTGCGTGCTGGCCGCGTCGTTTGTGACGCGTGCCCGATACGGCGCGCATTGACGGGTGACCGTGCACCTGTGCTACCTTGACGTTTCGACCATCTGACACGCGAACCGGAGGAAGCAATGCGAACCATCATCGCGTTCTACGAGGCGTTGGCCGCGGCCGTCGTCGGACACATCGCCATCGTCCTCGCCATCATCGGCGTCGCCGTCCTGATCGTCGCCGCGTACCACTATGGCCGGCACACGCAGCACGGCGCCGACCGGGCCGCCCTCGCCGAGAGCTACAAGCACGGCCTCGACGACGGCCTCGACGTGCGCGCCGCCGAGGGGCGCCGCGTCAAGCTGGACAACGCACAGGTACGCGGCGGCGTCGGCGGCGTCGAGGTGCGCGGAATCATCCCCACCGGCATCGACCTCGGCGGCCCCGGCGACTGGCCCTACACGCTCGCGCCCGGCTCGTTCGCGCGCATCCTCGGCGAGTCGGACCCCACCGGCGTCACCCCGTGGCGCGACGTGCCGGCCAAGCTCAAGGCCGACGACGCGGTACGCGAGTGGCGGGCCGAGCGCGGCCTCGTCGCCGACTAGCAAGCTCGGGTGCGCAAGGCGCTACGGCCGGCCGGCTGCCGATCGGACGGCCACCGTATCGGGTTCGAGTCCCGAGCATCCACGGCAACCGAGCGACACGCTCACACGCCAGCCCACAAACAGGATCGAGGGAAAGCCAAGTGCAGCCCTACCCGCAACCGCAGTACCCGCAGCCCGGCCCCGGCCCGCAGTACGGGCCGCCCCCGCCGCAGTACCAGCCCGGCCAGCCGGCGCCGCAGTACGCGCCCCCGCAGCCGGCACAGGCCGCCCCGCAGCCCGGCACCGGCCGGTGGGCGGCACCCGAGGCCGCCCCCGACGGCGACCGGGTGACGGCCACGAGCCTCGACAATCACCTCTTGATCGTCGTGGCCGTGTCGTCGCACCCGGCGTTTTTCGAGGGCAAGCCGGCCAAGTTCGACGCCAACCACAACCAGATCGAGGCCGAAAAGCCGCCGTCGGACGCCATCAAGGTCAACGTCGTCGACCTCGACGACCGTGACCCGTACGGCGCCCCCGGCAAGACGTACATCGGCGTCATGTGGGGTGGCAAGGTGCTCGCCAAGGGGCTCGCCCGACAGATCGGCGTGCCCGTCCTCGCCCGCATGGGCAAGGGGCAGGCGCGCGGCGCGAACGCCGCGCCGGCCATCCTCGTCGACATGTCCGGCGACCCGAGCTCGTGCCAGCGTGCCGACGAGTTCGTCAACCGGCGGCCGCACTGGCAGGACGAGCCGAGCACCCTGCCGGCCGCCACGCCGCCCCCGGCGCCGCAGCCGGCCTACGCGCCGCAGCCGTACCCGCAGGGCCAGCCGGCCCCGTACGGCCAGCAGCAGCCCGGCTACCCGCCGCAGGGCATGCCCCCGCAGTACGGTCAGCCGGCGTACCCGCCGCAGCCGGCCTACGCGCCGGCCCCGCAGTACGGTCAGCCGGCGTACGCGCCCGGCATGGCCGGCCCCGGCTCGCCCGAGGCGCAGGCGGCCTACGGCAACATGGCCGCCCAGCAGTACCCGCAGCA